ATACCTTATGGCCTTCGCAAATCTTCACAGGTTTCAAGGGCAGCCTATTGTGTCGGTCAGTTAATCGAAGAGGAAATTAAGAGCCAAACAAAACAAGGTAACAAGCACATCATACCTAGCTATTCTGATGGGAAGTATCAAGAGATAGAGTTTGAATATAACACCGAAGACAGCAAGCCAGTAACCAAACATACCAGAGCTAAGAAGGATGGCACGTTGTTACTTTGTCCTAAATGTAAAGATACATTTTGCGTATATCATTTTAGTTGGACTGCTCTTATGTGCTTAAATTGTGGAACTTCCGTTAATAAATACGATTGGAGAATCGCTAATGAGGATTAAAATTGCTAAAACAGCAAGGGATAATGGTGTTCCACAAGCTTTCGTTGTGAAGATCAAAGGATTAAAATTCCCTAGAGGATTTAAAGACTGGTACTTTGTAAGCTCTAAAGAAAAAGCTTTAGAACTTGCTTTGATTGATTGGAGAATATATAAATTAAAGAAGAAAGCTAATGAGTGAACCGACATACTCTGAGCAAATGCAAGAAGAACTAGAGCCTATAAAAAATAAGATGAATAGAAAAGAATTTTTTGAATGGTTGAACAAATGTAACTGTGATTATGTTCTTGAAGGAGACGATTACGGTATAGTCTCTATAACTTTTTATCCTGAAGAAGAAGACGATGAGGTGTTATGATGGTAACAAGAGTATACAACAGTAAATATAGAAGTAGACATGATGAACTCGACGCATGGAGATGTAAATGTAAATGCTGTAAACGCAGACTAGAAAATGAAAGGTATCGACCTGTATTAAAAGTAGAAGGAAAAGATTCTTTCAATATAGAAGTAAATATAAACGGATCTAGGTATGAAGATTGGATAAGTTTAGATACCTACGAGGGAACTATTGAGTTTAAGGGGGTACATGTGTTACACCTATGGGAAACATTATTAAGATATTCTTCGCCAAGAATGAGAAACTGTTTCCAACACTTGCTTACCTTGACAAGTCATGTAAAAGGAGAGAAACCTTTTGAACCTTTGAAGCGTTCTCACTATAACATAAATTGCGAAAAATCTGATAGGAAACATTACAAAAAATGGAACAAGATTTGGCATGCAAAAAGAGTTATGCATTTATCTTATAAAGAACAAAAAGAATTTGAGGAGATTGACTAATGAGTAACATAGCTAAAGTTTGGAACAGAATAATTACTTATAAATTCCATATAGGTTGGGTCTTTGGATTTTTATTGGTGTGTATATCTTTATGTATAATAGTTTTAAGTAGCTTATTATAAAGATGAACGATAAAAACTGGCAAGAAAGAACGGATACATGGGTAAAGAACCAAGACGAACAACGAATAAAAAAGGAACAGCAATACCTAATGAATAAGAAGAACCCAGTTAAGAAGAACATGGATAAATTCCATAGACCACAGACACATAAAGATAAGACTAAGTATTCCAGGAAAGACTTTACATTAAAAGAGTTGAACGCTACGTTGGGGAAATTTAATGAGGACTGAAGCAGAAAGAAAAAGAGTATGTGATTTTGTAATGCAGATCGAAGAAGAGTTTAGTCAAGGAACTATAAAGCAATTAGTTTGTCTTTTAATTTCCAGGTTATTAAACCCTATAGCTATTGAAGAAACAGCGGGTACGATGTTGGCCTTTGCAAGGAAAGATAAACTAGAAGATAAAGAAGAAACCATTCACTAAAAAAAGAGGAAAAGTAAAATGAAAGTACGCACTAAAAGATATGTAATGACAGTAAACAAAGATAACTTAGCAGAAGAATATAGACTTGATATAGTACGAGATACTGTTAAGTTTTTTAATAAGCATACTGATAGAAAGTTTTATGTTAAATGTCATGGAAGATTTGGTAAGAACAATCCTAATCTATATAAGTATAAATCTTCTAACGGTCACGTTAACTGGAGTGAATGTCGATTGGAAGACGCTCAAAGAATAGACGTATACATTCACGAAAGATCATATGATCCACATTGGAAATAAACATATGCTTAGAAGTGTTAAGATTTGTCAAGGTTTGTTAAGAGCTATTGACATTTCTTAATACCTTCTTTAAACTCTATAGAGCTAAGAAGGAAATAAGATGAACGAAAAGAAAGTAAAAGCTTTAAGAAGAAAAATCAAACCGCTTCAAGTAGAATGGTTAAAGACATTGTTGAACGAAGAAGAGGCAGCACAGGTCTCTATAGATAACATAGATGAGTTAGCTCCAACACAAGATTACTATATGGCTAATCGAACAATGTATCTTTCCTTTATGACACCTAAATGGATAATGAAATATCTTAAACAGTTTCCTGATATAAATTCTTTTGCAGAATTAAGTCTTCACTATGAAGATTGGAGAACAAAGAACAGAGGAACTTTAAATTGGATAAAATAATTATAGGAGAACATAATGTTTAAAACAACACTCATAGCAGTTATCGCTGCGCTCTGTATAAATATTGCTGGGTTTAAAGCATATGATATTTATATCGAACAACAGTTTGAGGGCCAAGTTGTTACTACAAATTATCTTAACGATAAAATAACTAATCTTAAAAGTAATATCCTGGAATTAAAAGCTGACTCTATAGGCTCTATATCCCATGCTGACCTTGATGATACTAAGAAGTTTATTGAGTATGAAGTTTCTATGAATAAGAAAAGTATACGAGATTTTATAGACAGTCTTAATAAAGATATGGAACGTCTCAATACTTTAACTTCTCTAAGCCAAGAGAATGATGAACATTTTCAAGAGAAGATTGAATATCTATTACAAGAAATACAAATAATACAAGATCAAATAACTGTACCTTTAGAGATTATAGATGTACCTGTTGTTACACCAGAAGAAATAAGAGACGCTTCAGTTGTTGAACAAGAAACTATACCTGTTGTTGCTACACCAGCAGAACCTAAAGAAACGAATACACATATTGAATCATATCCAGTTGAAGAATGTTCTTATGCTTTAGAGGGGGGTAGACAGAACAATACAAAAGCAATTCAACGTGCAGTAGATAGCTTGAGAAAAAAAGGAAGCTATACTATTACTGCACTATTTAGTATCAATACACAAGGGCAAGCAGAAGAGCTAGTTGTACAGTCTAACAACGCACCGTCTAAGTTAGAAAGAGCTGTACAAAAGTATGTTTCTAAGTTAAAATTTGTAGCTAATGAAACAGATTTAACTGAGTGTGAAATGAGTTTCAATTTGAACGTAACATAAACGAGGTAATAAAAGATGGCTGAAGAAAATACATTTAACGAAGGAAGCGGTATCGGAGAGGTTACAGGTCGTGCTTACTATGCTAATGTAGTTACACCTAACACAACCTTCGATGATCGCTGGGAGATCAATCTAGTATTAGATGATGAAGTTCTTGAAGAGTTTGAGAATCGTGGACATACTATTAAAGAAAAAGATTACGGAAGATTCATTAACTTTAAAAGGAATGTTAATCGTAAAGGTGGTGGTCAAAACACCAGACCTATTCTTATAGATCAGGAAAGGAAACGTGTAGATACATTACCTAAGATTGGTAACGGTTCTACTGTTAAGGTTCAGTACAGCGAATACAACTGGGAGTATAGTGGTAACTCAGGTAAAGGTCGTGACTTACGTGCTATACAACTGATTGAGTTAGTAGAGTACAACGAGCCTGATGGTGCAGGTATGTACGATGAAGGAGATTTTTAATCATGGCTAAAAAAGAAACAGCAGAGGTTAAACCTTTCATCACTATTGATGATGTGCAAATTTCAGTAGAAGATTTGCCCGAAGAAGGACAAGGTATCTTTGGTAGGCTACAAAGATTAAATCAAAAGAAAGCAAATATTGTTTTGGACTTAGAAGAAATACAAGCTGGAATTAATTTCTTTTCTAATCGTATTGTTAGTATTGTAAATGAAGATTCTATTATAGAAGAACCAGCAGACGAGGAAGAAGAAGTAGTTAAGTCTAATAATTAAGTAGTACATATAGCTAGGCATTTTCTATAGTACATCTTGTGTAGAAAGTGTCTAGCTTTTTTAATTTAAAAGGGGGAAGTTACGTTGAATACGGAAGAGAATACATTTGTAAAGCATATACCTTGTGAGTCTTGCGGTAGTAAAGATAACAATAGTTTATATAGTGATGGCCACACTTATTGTTTTGGTTGTGAAACTATGACACCTTCTGAAAAGATAGGCATACGAAGCAGCATACCTACGCTACCTACGGATAGAAATACTTTCTTACAATCTTATAAAGGATCTTATAATGCTCTTGATGATAGAAAGATTAGTCTTAAAACTGCTAAAGCTTTTGGCGTTTTATCTAGCCCCAATAAGCATGTGTATCCTTACTATAATAATAATGAAGTGGCAGCAACAAAGACTAGAGAGATAGACAGTAAGAAGTTTTACTCTAGTGGTAACTTTGAAGGCACAGGATTATTCGGAGAACAATTATGTCCAAGTTCAGGCGGTAAGTATCTTACTATTACAGAAGGTGAGTGTGATGCGATGGCTGTCTATGAAATCTTTGGAGGCAAGTGGGGGGTAGTTTCTCTTAAGCGTGGTTGTGCTTCAGCAGTTAAAGATATTAGAGAGAGCTTAGAGTTTGTAGAAGCTTATGAGAATGTAGTACTTGCATTTGATAACGATGATGCAGGTCAGAAAGCAGCAAGGAAAGTAGCCCGTATATTAAAGCCTAACAAGACTAAGATAATGTCTTTTCCTACAGGCTTTAAAGATGCTAATGATATGCTTAAGCAAGGAAAGTTTGAAGAGTTTACTCAAGCTTGGTGGAACTCTAAAACATATACACCAGCAGGTATCCTGGAACTGTTTAGTAAGAAAACAGATTGGTTACAACGAGAAGATAAAGAGTGTGTTCCTTATCCTTGGGAGGGCCTTAATCAAAAGCTATATGGTATGCGTAAAGGAGAGCTGGTTACTCTTACAGGAGGTACAGGATTAGGTAAGTCGAGTGTAACTAGAGAGCTAGAACACTGGCTCATTAAAAATACAACAGATAACGTAGGCATTGTAGCTCTTGAAGAAAATTGGTTACGAACAGCAGATGGTATTGTTTCTATAGAAGCTAACGATAGACTTTATCTATCTGAGAAAAGAGCAAAGTATTCTGATGAACAATTAGAAACTTTGTTTGATAGTGTTATTGAAGAAGGTAGAGTCTTTATCCATGCGCATTTAGGCGCTACTAATGTTGATGAAATCTTTTCTAAACTTAGATATATTATAGTAGGTTGTAAATGTGAGTGGGTAGTAGTCGATCACTTACATATGCTTATTAATGTAATGACAGAAGGAGATGAAAGACGAGGCATAGATAACTTAATGACGCGCCTTCGTTCTTTAGTAGAAGAAACAGGTGTAGGTATGCTACTTGTATCTCATCTTAGGAGAGCAGCAGGAGAGAAAGGACATGAGCAAGGTATCGAAGTATCTCTTTCTCACCTTAAAGGCTCGCAAGGTATTTCACAATTATCAGATTGTGTGATAGCATTAGAAAGAAATCAACAGGCTGATGATCCAGAAGAAGCTAACACAACTAAGATAAGAGTTTTAAAATCTAGATACACAGGGGATACAGGTTTAGCTTGCAGCTTAAAATATAATTCAACTACAGGAAGACTCTATGAAGCAGACCTTGATCTCTCTCCCCAACAAAATTTCTCATCACCGTTTTAAAAAGATAGTCTTCGATGTAGAAACAGATGGTCTAGAAGGTAATGTAATACACTGTATAGTAACTAAAGTTATTGGGGGCGAGACACGTTTGTTTCCCCCTGATAAGTTACAGGAAGGAGTCAATCTTTTAGCCAGTGCTGATGTACTGATAGGACATAACATCATAGGCTTCGATCTCCCCGTAATTAAAAAACATTTCGATGTCACCTTGACTAACCATATCGAAGATACGTTAGTAGTATCCCGCTTGGTTAACCCCATACTTACAGGAGGACACAGTTTAAATAACTGGGGCTACCTTCTTTATCCAAATGATATTACTAAAAGAAAAGCAGTACAGCCTGATAGTTGGGAAGAGTATACAGAAGAGATGGGAGCTTACTGTATCCAGGATGTAGAATTAAATACAGATATATATTATAAACTACTGAAAGATGTAGTGATGTTTAGTCAAGAGTCT